ATCATCCCAGTAACGCGCCCGCGCTTCATCGTTAACAAAATAATCATCCTTGCGCAGATTCCAGATGTCGTCTGCTTTCTTAAACGCAGCCTCTGCCTTAATCAGCATCTCCTGCGCGGTATCAGGACGACCAATATCCAGCACCGCATCCCACATGGATTTGAATGCCCGTGCAGTCCTGTCTGCCCAGGTCTCCAGCGTGCCCATGTTCTCTTTCAGGCGGCGGGTCTGGTCATCAAACCCTTTCGTTGCGGCCTCGTTCGCCGCCTGCAATGCCCCGGCCTCATCGCCGGAACGCTGCAACTGAGCAACATACGCAATCTGCTCCGCCGTCACGTTATGGAACTGACGCGCCATCGCTGTCAGCCCTGACGTCGGGTCTGTGGTCAGCTTCCCGAAGGCTTCAGCGACCTTGTCCACCTCCACGCCGGATGCAGAGGAGAAACGCGCCACACTCTGGCTGATGGACGCAATCTGAGCCTCACCGCTTACCCCCGCCTTAACCAGTGCGCTGAGTGACTCGCTGGTCTGGTTAAACGTCAGCCCTGCCGCCTGCCCGGCTCTGGACAGGACCAGCATGCGATCTGCCGTCAGACCTGACTGATGACCGGAAAGGACCAGCGTTTTGTTGAACTCAGACAGGGTTGAGTTGCCCTGATACCAGGTATACGCCAGCGCACCGGTCGCCACCGCCAGCGAGGTGGCCCCGACCATCGGCAGGGTGATCGCACCGGCAAGCCCCCTGAACATGGGGATCATCCCGCCGAAGGAGTCCTTAACCTGACCACCCTGTTGCAGCAGGATCAGCCACGGACTTTGCCCGCCTGCAAGCTGCGTGGCCACGTCGGTGAACTGTGCAGGCAGCATACGCATGGCGGCTTTATACTGTCCGACGGAAATCCCCGCTTTCTGTGCAGCCAGCGCCTGCCGGTTCATTGACTGTTCAACGACTGCCGCTGTTTTTTTCGCATCACTTTCCGTACCGGAAAAATGACGCCTGACTCTGGCCATCTGCTCGTCAAATCTGGCCGCATCCAGGCTTAAATCAACGACCAGATCGCCTACCGGTTCAGCCATACCGGACTCCTCCTGCGATCCCTTCTGATACTGTCATCAGCATTACGTCATCCTCCGTCATGTCCGCCACATCCGGGGAAGCGGGGATAACTTCATTCCCGTCCGGGCCAAAGCGGACGCCTCCGGCAAGCCCTGCCGCTTTCTGCATCAGCACATCATCTTCAGGCTCTTCGTCAGCCTCACGCCGGTTCAGCAGACTGAAATCCAGCGGATGCATATCCGGATCGCTGAAAAACAGGCTGAGCACGGTGTACGTCAGCCCCGAAAAGTGCATATCCAGCAGAACATCATGAAAATAATGGGTACTGTAAAAGCGGTGCCAGTCGGCATACTCCGTGGATGACATCCCGGCAAGCATGGCGCGCCAGTCGGGTCGCCCCATCTCACGCGCCAGTTTCAGGGCAAAACTCAGCTCACCGTCGAACACTTTCCCGCAGAAACAGGCTCTGCAGGCCCGGCGTCATCTGCCTGTTCAGGAGCATCATTCACCACAAACTCATACATTCCGGACAGCCGGTACACCACGTTTTCAGCATGAGAAATTGCCTCTGTAGGCCAGGTGGTAAGCACTTCCTGCTCAATCTGTTTAACGGCTTCATTCATGGAAGGCTGCTTTGTCTTCTGCGGATGGTTATGCCACAGGGACATCGCCACCACAAAAGCGCCGGTTCTGATGGCGTCTTCCACAGTAAACTTCCGGTTGCTGTCTGACTCCGCCTGTTCTGCCTGTCGTTTCATCAGGGCGAGATGCTCAATACGCTGCAGGGCTGACAGTTCAGAAAGCGTGACGGTCACACCGTTATGTTCAAATGATTCGGTTTTCAGGAACATCGCTGACTCTCCGGATTAACTGGCGGTGACGTTGATTTCTGCAACCGCAGCAAGTTCACCATTACCGGATACAACCGGAATGTTGACCTTGCCTGCAGCAACACCTTTCACGGTGATGGTCATACCACTGACCGACACGGTGGCTTTTGTTTTATCCGCTGACACCGCACGGAAGCTCTTGTCAGTTGCGCCCTCCGGCTGGAATGCCACGGTCAGCGTGGTGCTCTGCCCTTTCACCACCGAGGTGCTGGCAGGCGTCACGGTCATGCCGGTTGCCGCTGTTACCGTGCTGCGATCTTCTGCCATCGACGGACGTCCCACATTGGTGACTTTCACCGTGCGGGTGATCACCTCCTTCGCCGTCACCGCCTTACCGATACTGCTGACCCAGCCACGGAACACATCGACCGTGCCATTCGGGAAGCGGATTTTATAGGCACGGGTATCGCCTTCATTAAACCACGCCAGCAGCGCCTGCTGCCCCTGCTCTCCGGGCATCCACGCCAGCGTGAAGCTGGTATCTCCGGCAGATTTCTGCCCCTGCCCGGTCGCAGTCCAGTCTGCATCTTCATCATCGAGATAGCTGTCGTCATAGGACTCAGCGGTCAGTTCGCCGGGCGTCAGGTCTTTAACTTTTGCCAGACGCGACCAGTCAACGTCTGAAAGCGGATTCGCATAAGGGTCACCGCTCCCCTTATAAACCCACAGGGTGGTCCCGGCACCTTTCACCGGCATTGTAGGATTTGGTACAGGCATAGCGTCCTCACATTTCATAGGTAATGACATAAGTCAGATCGGCTGAACTCCACAGGCCCGCATCATCGTCGCGCCGGTAGTCATAGCCGCTGGCCACCATACTGGTGATCAAATCTGACAGTGCCGGGATATCGCTCATCACCGGGTAAATCCGGGACTCCATCCACGCATCCAGCTCTGAATCCGGCACCTGAGCAGGCAGGAAAACTTCGATATGCAGCTCCGCCTGCCAGGTATCGCTGTCCAGCTCTTCGCCCGTGTATTCAGCGCCGGTGAGATAAACGGCAACTGCCGGAAAATCCGCCTCATCAAAAACAGCGGGGCGACCATCAAAAAACGTCGCCCCGGTGTCATGTTTTTCCAGTGCATCCAGTACGGCTGCACGGAGTTCAGTATGTTTCATCGCTTTATTACCATCCTCAGTTGATGCTGCAGCGCATAGCCCAGCTCTTTCGGAAGACGTTCACGCCGTATCCGCTCAATATTTTGTTTAAACGCCGTGGTCAGCGGCACCGCCATCGGGATTTTCACCACATCAATGGGGTAACGGTTTTTCCCGGCCACACGCTGCATGACATGCCACCGGCCATTTTTCAGTTGCTGAATAAACGCGCCGGGAATACGACGGTTACCCACCACAAGCACGCTGCCGCCACCTTTCAGGGATGAACGCTGCCCCTTTTTACGACGCCTGCGTCGGGACAGGACAATCCGCGCGTTACCCAGCTTTATTACGGGCAAATCCCCCCGGTTAACCTTGATTCTGGCCTGCGGATTTTTGACCGTGGCCCTTTTCAGCCTGGCCCTTTCCTTTACCAGTTTCCGGCGTACCTTTGTCTCACGGGCAACCTGTGACGCCGACTGCGATATCGCGGATGAAGCAACGCGGTTAATAGCCATTGCGGCGGCACCGGGCACCGCCGTTCTGCTGATACGGCTGAGGTTTTCAACGGCCTGCTCAAGACCTTTTATGGCCATACATCCCCTTTTCAGCGGCGACGGTTAACGGCAGGCGGTACGCCCCGACCAAGCCAGAGATGACAGCTTCCGCCATCATCCGGCGAAATCCGGTCTATCCAGAAGTTTTCCTCACCGATGGTCAGCGTGTCGCCGCGCCGCAGCTGCCGCACATCATCAGTCCGGACAAACAGGGACGGGCTGGAGCCTTCAACGCGTACGCCCTGTCCGGCATAGCTGATATTTTCAGGGTCATCAAAAACACCACGTATCACAGCACCGGACTGCTCACCGGATGTAATGGTGGCTGACGTTCCCATGTACCCGCGTATCGTTTCATCGGCGCGGGCAATGGCAGCATCGAACAGGTTATCGAAATCAGCCACAGTGCCTCCCGTTATTGCATTCTGGCCAGGCCGCGCTCTGTCATTTCAGCTGCCACACCGGCAGAGACACGGAACGCCGTTCCCGGCAGCACAAATGCCACAGCCTCATCCCGCGTGGCGTGAAGTGCATCAGTATGCAGCGTCACCAGTGCCACGACCGTGACCAGAGCAGCCGTATCAGTCACGGTACCCGGCTGCGCTGATACCACCTCATTTTCATGCCCGGTCAGCACATTTTCCGGGCTGAGAGGGGTGTCCAGACCGACAGCGTCATCCGTGTCATCAAGCTCCTCTTCCAGCTCTGCCACACGGAGCGCCAGTTCTTCTTTCGTCCCCGTCAGGCTGACATCACGGTTCAGTTGCTCACCCAGCGAGCGGAGACGGGCAATCAGTTCATCTTTCGTCATGGACTCCTCCACAGAGAGAAAATGGCCCCGAAGGGCCATGATTACGCCAGTTGTACGGACACGAACTCATCAGGGTCAGCCAGCAGCATCAGCGGTGCTGACTGAATCATGGTGAACTCTCGCGCCGGATCGCCGGATGTCTTCCAGTTTTTCGGATAACGAGGAGACGCATTAATACCCTCACTCAATGCATCCGCATCCTGAATACAGCCATAGGTGCGCAGACCGCGAGCCTGAGTGTTCCCCAGCACCATCGTGTTGTCCGGCAGGAAGTTCTTTTTGACGCCGTTTTCCACGTACTGTCCGGAATACACGACGATGGCCACATCGCCATACATTCCCTTATAGGACACCGCTTTGCCCAGGTCTTTTACCGCTGTCTCCAGCTCGGAATGAGAGCCGCGACGGGTATCCAGCTTCTCCCTGACGGCTTTGAAGGAACGGAACAGCGCCCAGCCTTTCGGATCGAACACGATGATATTCACCACACCGCTGGCGTTCAGCGCGTAGGCTTCGATATCGTCGGTCGGGTCATACGTGGACTTGTCACGCTTGCTCCACTCCGTGCCGCCGGACTGCGTGATGTTATTCGCCGCACTGCGGCCCATATCCACCTCAACCGGATCGAAGGCTTCACCGGTCATGGTGTATTTGCCCTTAAGCACGGCAGAAACTGCCTGCATCTCTTCGACCTGGGCAATGGCCAGCTCTTCGTCACGCATGTTCTGCATGATGATGCGACGGCGACGGTAAGCCGGATCCGCCAGATTCTGCGGATCTTCATCCGGCAGGCGACGCAGGGTCATCTGCGGATTCACTTCATGCTTCGGCTTGACATATCCCGGCGTAAATTCAGAGGTGGAGCCGCCACGGGAGCGGATAACCTCACCGGAAACAATCGGCGAAACGTACAGCGCCATGTTTACCAGTCCCGGAATTTGTGAGAGATAGACTTTCTCCGTGGTGAAGGGATAGCTCTCACGGAAAAAGAGGCGCAGAAACAGCGGATCAAACTTAAATTTCTGCTCATTTGCCGCCAGCAGCTGGGCGGTTGTGTACATCGACATAAAAAAATCCCGTAAAAAAAGCCGCACAGGCGGCCTTTAGTGATGAAGGGTAAGGTTAAACGATGCTGATTGCCGTTCCGGCAAACGCGGTCCGTTTTTTCGTCTCATCGCTGGCAGCCTCCGGCCAGAGCACATCCTCATAACGGAACGTGCCGGACTTGTAGAACGTCAGCGTGGTGCTGGTCTGGTCAGCATCAACCGCCAGAATGCCAACGGCAGCACCGTCGGTGGTGCCATCCCACGCAACCAGCTTACGGGTGGAGGTGTCCAGCATCAGCGGGGTCATTGCAGGCGCTTTCGCACTCAATCCGCCGGGCGCGGTTGCGGTATGAGCCGGGTCACTGTTGCCCAGCGGCTGGTAATGGGTAAAGGTTTCTTTGCTCGTCATAAACATCCCTTACACTGGTGTGTTCAGCAAATCGTTAACGGCATCAGATGCCGGGTTACCTGCAGCCAGCGGTGCCGGTGCCCCCTGCATCAGACGATCCAGCGCAGTGTCACTGCGCGCCTGTGCACTCTGTGGTGCTGCGGCCAGAATGCGGCGGGCCGTTTCCACGGTCATTCCGGGGGTTTCTGCCAGCACGCGTGCCTGTTCTTCGCGTCCGTGAGCCTCCTCACAGTTGAGGATCCCCATAATGCGGCTGTTTTCTGCCGCAACCGCTGCGGTGATCTGCGCGTTCACGTCCGGCTGCGCCGCGCTGGCGTTTTCGCCCTCCGTCGCTGACACCACGTCAGTAACGTCAGCCTGCGAAGCAGTGGCTGAAACAGTTGTTGATTGAGTCTCTTTGGTCATTCGCCCTCCTGAGAGACGGGGTTTACGTGCATCCAGTGCATCACGCATGACGGTGATCGCATCGGTGCTGTTAACAAGTTCATCAGCCAGTCCGGCATCAATGGCCTCCTGACCGCTGTACACTGCAGCCTCTGTATCCAGCACAGCCTGCACGGACAGGCCGGTATATGCCGACACCTTCTGCGCAAACATCTGGCGGGTTGCGTCCATCCGGGACTGCAGTGTCTCCCGGACGTCATCCGGAAGATGGCTGTAGGGGTTGCCATCCACCTTATGGCTGCCGCTGTAAATCAGCGTGATTTCCACGCCCTGTTTCTCCAGCGCAGCACCGTAATTACTGTGAGCCATCATGACGCCGATGGAGCCTGTCCGGGCGGTCTGCGTGACCAGACGCCGGGAGGCGGCACTGGCAAGCAGCTGACCTGCACTGCAGTTCATGTCGTTGGCCAGCGCCCATACCGGTTTTATGTCACGCACACGGGCGATGATGTCAGCGCAGTCAAATGCCCCCGCCACCATCCCGCCGGGCGTGTCCATATCGAGCAGAATGCCGTCCACCATCGGATCGCTGGCAGCCTGTTGCAGACGGGCGATAATGCCGTTGTAACCGGTCATCCCCGAATACGGCTGCAGCGCCCGCGTCCGGCTGACCAGCGTGCCGGACACCGGCAGCACGGCGATGCCGTTCATGACCTGATAACTGCGGGCCTGTCGTGGTCCGTCATCATCACCGGATAATGCCAGCGTCGCGGGTGCCTCCTGGGCAGTCAGGCTGTCGCCGGACACCGCATCCGTCAGGCGGCTGATCCCAAGCTGGCCTGCAAGCGCACAAAAGAAAACCCGCGCATAGGCGGGTTCAAGCATCAGCGGCTCATTAAAGGCCATGCTGGCAATATGCGGGAGATTACGCAGCTCTGCTGTCACTCTTCTCCTCCTCTGTTGATTGTCGCAGCCCGGATTCAAATGCCGCAGCCGCCCAGGCGGGGGGTTTAAGACCGGCTGCACGACGCTCCATCGTTTCTCGGACCTGCTGGGCAAAAATTTCCTGATAGTCATCGCCGCGTTTTGCACACTCTTTCTCGTAGGTACTCAGCCCGGCTTCTATCAGCATCACCGCTTCCTGAACTTCTTTCAGACCATCGATGGCCATACGACCGGAGCCTATCCAGTCGCAGTTCCCCCAGGCACTGCGGGCTTCCTGAAAACTGAAGCGCGCTTTTGAAGGTAACGTCACCACGCGGCGGGCGATGGCCTCTTCCAGCCAGCACAGAAACATCTGGCTCGCCTGACGGGATGCGACGAATTTTCGCCGCCCCATAAAGTGCGCCCACGACTCGTTCGCGCTGGCCCGTGCCGTGGAGTAGCTCATCTGGGCGTAATTCCGGGAAAGCTGCTCATACGAGACACCCAGCCCGGCTGCGATATACCGCAACAGTGACTGCTCAAAAACGGAGTAGCCGTTATCCGTGTCCTGAGCCGTCTGCAGGTTCAGTGAGTCACCCGGCATCAGGTGTGGCACTTTTGCGCCTCCCAGCCGGACCGGCGCTGCGGCGTAATACGCGGCAATTTCACCAATCCAGCCGGTCAGCCTTTCCCGCTGCTCCTGACTGTTCGCGCCCAGAATAAAATCCATCGCTGACTGCGTATCCAGCTCACTCTCAATGGTGGCGGCATACATCGCCTTCACAATGGCGCTCTGCAGCTGCGTGTTCTGCAGCGTGTCGAGCATCTTCATCTGCTCCATCACGCTGTAAAACACATTTGCACCGCGGGTCTGCCCGTCCTCCACGGGTTCAAAAACGTGAATGAACGAGGCGCGCCCGCCGGGTAACTCACGGGGTATCCATGTCCATTTCTGCGGCATCCAGCCAGGATAGCCGTCCTCGCTGACGTAATATCCCAGCGCCGCACCGCTGTCATTAATCTGCACACCGGCACGGCAGTTCCGGCTGTCGCCGGTATTGTTCGGGTTGCTGATACGCTTCGGACTGACCATCCGGAACTGTGTCCGGAACAGTCGCGAGGGACTGGTATCCCAGGTGGCCTGAACGAACAGTTCACCGTTAAAGGCGTGCATGGCCACACCTTCCCGAATCATCATGGTAAACGTGCGTTTTCGCTCAACGTCAATGCAGCAGCAGTCATCCTCGGCAAACTCTTTCCATGCCGCTTCAACCTCGCGGGAAAAGGCACGGGCTTCTTCCTCCCCGATGCCCAGATATCGCCAGCTTGGGCGATGACTGAGCCGGAAAAAAGATCCGACGATATGATCCTGATGCAGCTGGATGGCGTTGGCGGCATAGCCGTTATTGCGTACCAGATCGTCCGCGCGGGCATTGCCACGGGTAAAGTTGGGCAGCAGGGCTGCATCCACACTTTCACTCGGTGGATTCCACGCCCGCAACTGCCCACCAAATCCGCTGCCACCGCCGTGATAACCGGCATATTCACGCAGCGATGTCATGCCGTCCGGCCCCAGAAGGGTGGGAATGGTGGACGTTTTCATACATAAAATCCTGCAGGTCCCCTGCGTCGCTGTGTCATGCCGGTCTGCACTTCCAGCTCCGCAATGTATTTTTTCAGGTCAGACACGGAAGTGGTCGTAAACTCCACTCTCCGTCCGTCTTTCTGTACCGTTGCCACCCGTTTTCCTGTCATCAGGTCATGCAGTGCCGCACGGGCAGCGGCAAGTTCTTCCTGTCGCGTCATTCATCCTCTCCGGATAAGGCACGGGCGTAATCTGCCAGTGTTTTCTTGTTGGTTGCTGCACCATCTTCTTCCTGCAGGCTCGCCAGCAGTGCACTGAGATCCAGCTGCCAGCGGGAAATACTGATGCGCAGCGCCGCCAGCGCATAAACGAAGCAGTCGAGCGCCTCATTGCGTCGCTTTTTGCTGTCCCACAGTATTTTTTTCCTGCCATCCACCCATTTTTCGACCTGCTCTTCAGCAGTCAGCTGCTGCGCTTCGGTCAGATCAAAAATATCCGGGTTATTCGGGAAGTGAACGGCACCGGGAAGCGGTTCATCCCCTTCCGGCATCAGTGTGAAGCGGTTATAAATCTGCTCTTTCGCGGTATCCGTACCGATTTCGGTAAGGTAAACCCCGTTTTTGTTTCGCTTACGTGGCATGCTGGCCACCGGCTTTCCGTAGACGGATGCCCCTTTAATGGGGATCACCCGGAACAGCCCATGCTTTTTCGAGCGTTCATACACAATGGTCGGGTCAATCCCGCCAGTATCCCAGCAGATACGGGATACCGACATTTCTGCACCATTCCGGCGGGTATAGGTTTTATTGATGGCCTCATCCACACGCAGCAGCGTCTGTTCATCATCGTGGCGGCCCATAATAATCTGCCGGTCAATCAGCCAGCTTTCCTCACCCGGCCCCCATCCCCATACGCGCATTTCGTAGCGGTCCAGCTGGGAGTCGATACCGGCGGTCAGGTAAGCCACACGGTCAGGAACGGGCGCTGAATAATGCTCTTTCCGCTCTGCCATCACTTCAGCATCCGGACGTTCGCCGATTTTCGCTTCCCACGTCTCACCGAGCGTGGTGTTCACGAAGGTTTTACGTTTTCCCGTATCCCCTTTCGTTTTCATCCAGTCTTTGACAATCTGCACCCAGGTGGTGAACGGGCTGTACGCTGTCCAGATGTGAAAGGTCACGCTGTCCGGCGGCTCAATCTCTTCACCGGATGACGAAAACCAGAGAATGCCATCACGGGTCCAGATTCCGGTCTTTTCGCAGATATAACGGGCATCAGTAAAGTCCAGCTCCTGCTGGCGGATGACGCAGGCATTATGCTCGCAGAGATAAAACACGCTGGAGGGATCATCCGGCGTCCATTTGAGGCCAAACGGCGTCTCTTTATCGCCAAATTTAAGGTACTGCTCCTCCCCGCAGTGCGGGCAGGCAACATGAAAACGCATAAAATGCGGGGATTCACTGGCTGCACGCTCAATCTGGCAGGTGCCTCTCACTTTGGGCGTGGAGCCACGGATGGACTTTGGCCAGACCGAGCCTTCAATACGCTTGTCGCCCAGGAACGTCGGGGAGCCTTCCTGTTCAATATCATCATCAAAGGCAGCAAGTTCATCATAACCCGCCACATCCACTGACTTTTCACGGTAGTTTTTTGCCGCTTTACCGCCCAGGCACCAGAAGCCACGCCCATTGGTGAAACGCTTCATGGTGAGCGTGTTATCCCGGTGCTTTTTGCCATACCACGGGGCCAGCGCCAGCAGCGACGGAATATCACGTATGGTCGGCTCAACGTGGGTTTTCATAAAGTTCTCGGCATCACCATCCGTCGGCAACCAGATAAGGGTGTTGCGCTGCTTATGCTCTATGAAGTAGGCATAAACACCCAGCAGCATTTTGGAATAACCAACACGGGCAGACTTCACCACATTCACCTCACGGATGTAGTCGCTGCCCATCGCATTCATGATGGCCCGCTGAAAGGGCAGTGTTTCCCAGCGCCCTTCCTGGTATGCGGATTCTTTCGGGAGATAGTAATTGGCATCCGCCCATTCAACGGCGGTCTGTGGCTCCGGCCTGAACAGGGCACGAAGCCCGGCGCGGACAAAATGCCGCAGCCTGTCAACCTGACTGTTCGATATATTCACTCAGCAACCCCGGTATCAGTTCATCCAGCGCGGCTGCTTTGTTCATGGCTTTGATGATATCCCGTTTCAGGAAATCAATATGCCGGTTATCCAGCTCAGGAAAACGTCGCTGCACCGACAGAGGAATACCGTCGAGAATACTGGATATTTCCCTTGCTATACGCGACAGCACGAAAGTACAGAATGCGGTTTCCACCACTTCAGCGGAGTCTCTGGCATTTTTCAGCTCCTGTGCATCGGCCTGCGCACGCGTAAGTCGATGGCGTTCGTACTCAATAGTCCCTGGCTGGAGATCTGTCTCGCTGGCCTGCCGCAGTTCTTCAACCTCCCGGCGCAGCTTTTCGTTCTCAATTTCAGCATCCCTTTCGGCATACCATTTTATGACGGCGGCAGAGTCATAAAGCACCTCATTACCCTTGCCACCGCCTCGCAGAACGGGCATTCCCTGTTCCTGCCAGTTCTGAATGGTACGGATACTCGCACCGAAAATGTCAGCCAGCTGCTTTTTGTTGACTTCCATTGTTCATTCCACGGACAAAAACAGAGAAAGGAAACGACAGAGGCCAAAAAGCCCGTTTTAAGCATCTGTCGTTTCCTTTCTTTTCAGGGGGTGTTTTAAATAAAAACATTAGGTTACGGCGAAGAAGAACGGAAACGCCTTAAACCGGAAAATTTTCATAAATAGCGAAAACTCGCGAGGTCGCCGCCCCGTAACCTGTCGGATCGCCGGAAAGGACCCGCAAAATGATAATAATTATCATCTACATGTCACAACGTGCATCTACGCCATCAAACCACGTCAAATAATCAATTATGACGCAGGTATCGTATTAATTGATCTGCATCAACTTAACGTAAAAACAACTTCAGACAATACAAATCAGCGACACTGAATACGGGGCAACCTCATGTCAACGAAGAACAGAACCCGCAGAACAACAACCCGCAACATCCGCTTTCCTAACCAAATGATTGAACAAATTAACATCGCTCTTGAGCAAAAAGGGTCCGGGAATTTCTCAGCCTGGGTCATTGAAGCCTGCCGTCGGAGACTAACGTCAGAAAAGAGAGCATATACATCAATCCAAAGTGATGATGGATGAACATCCCGGTTTCTTCCACCATCGCACCGGAAAAGCGACTATGAGGGTAACCCTGCGTCTGTCAGCACAGTAAAACCCGGTGTGCATCGTTTTTGATTATTCCCGCACACTCACGCAGAAGGAATTCCCCGTCGGGCTACGGTCATGGTTAATGCGGGAATACGGCGACGATACAGCGCAGCTAAAAGGGTAATAGACGGATAGACCGGTTTATTTCATTCCACAGGATTCTGAGTGTCCCCAACTTCCTCCAATAGTCTGAGCGTACACCTATATAGTTTTAATTTTCATCAATCCATTTAACTATCGTTTAATTGTTGTCACATAGGATTCTGCCGTTTTTAACAATGCAGGATAATAAGATGAAAAAAATGTTGTTTTCTGCCGCTCTGGCAATGCTTATTACAGGATGTGCTCAACAGACGTTTACTGTTGGAAACAAACCGACAGCAGTAACACCAAAGGAAACCATCACCCATCACTTCTTCGTTTCGGGAATTGGACAGGAAAAAACTGTTGATGCAGCCAAAATTTGTGGCGGCGCAGAAAATGTTGTTAAAACAGAAACCCAGCAAACATTCGTAAATGGATTGCTCGGTTTTATTACTTTAGGCATTTATACTCCGCTGGAAGCGCGTGTGTATTGCTCACAATAATTGCATGAGTTGCCCATCGATATGGGCAGCTCTATCTGCACTGCTCATTAATATACTTCTGGGTTCCTTCCAGTTGTTTTTGCATAGTGATCAGCCTCTCTCTGAGGGTGAAATAATCCCGTTCAGCGGTGTCTGCCAGTCGGGGGGAGGCTGCATTATCCACGCCGGAGGCGGTGGTGGCTTCACGCACTGACTGACAGACTGCTCTGATGTGCAACCGACGACGACCAGCGGCAACATCATCACGCAGAGCATCATTTTCAGCTTTCGCATCAGCTAACTCCTTCGTGTATTTTGCATCGAGCGCAGCAACATCACGCTGACGCATCTGCATGTCAGTAATTGCCGCGTTCGCCAGCTTCAGTTCTCTGGCATTTTTGTCGCGCTGGGCTTTGTAGGTAATGGCGTTATCACGGTAATGATTAACCGCCCATGACAGACAGACTATGATGCAGATAACCAGAGCGGAGATAATCGCGGTTAATCTGTTCATACCTCAATCTCTCTGACCATTCCGCCCGCTTCTTTGAATTTTGCAATCAGGCTGTCAGCCTTATGCTCGAACTGACCATAACCAGCGCCCGGAAGTGAAGCCCAGATATTGCTGCAACGGTCGATAGCCTGACGAATATCACCGCGATCAATCATCGGTAAAGCGCCACGCTCTTTAATCTGTTGCAGTGCCACAGCGTCCTGGCTTTTCGGAGAGAAGTCTTTCAGGCCAAGCTGCTTGCGGTAAGCATCCCACCAGCGTGAAAGAAGTTGATAACGGCCTGCAGCTGTTGATTTGAGTTTCGGGTTTAGCGTGACAAGTTTGCGAGGGTGATCGGAGTAATCAGTGAAGAGTTCTCCACCGACAATAACGTCATAACCGTGGTTACGTGTCGGTTGTCGCCCGTTATCCGTTCCCTCTGACCATGCCACCATATCAAGGAAAGCTTTACGCTGGGAATTTAGTACCTGCATAAATTACTCCTTAGAGCCACCAAACTTGTTACCGATTACTCTCATTGCAGCCCCACGAATAGCATCAACACCGATCAGCCCCACCCCACCACCAATGGCAACAGATAGTGATTTAGGCCATCCGACATACTCAAGAGCGGATGCAAAAGTCAGCGTCAGAGCGCCACAGAGTAGAATTTCGAGTGTTTTTCGCTTCCAGCCGCCACCACCGCCAAAATAGGCAATACGTAAACCAGCCATAACAATCGACATAATCACTGCGCCCAGCGGTGTGTCTCCACGCCACCAGCTCTGGACCAACTCCAGCCATGTATTTGGGTTATGAGGCATTTGTAGTTATCTCTCACCTCGCTGATACAGCAGGTGCAAATTGAGGAAACATCATGTACCGCAAATCAGAAGCGGAAACGTCAAAGAAGCCGAGTCAATGGATAACTGCGGGATAGGCTAGGACCAAGGAATCCCCAGACCCAGAAACGACAAAACCCGCTCGATGGCGGGTTTAAGCTGTGTGGCGAAGTGAGCACACTTAACAGATTACGATATTTTTTGCGTACGCGTTAGTGTTTTGATAGAATTTTCAGCCACATAAAAATTCATTCTTATAATTCGGGATATATAATGGATATAACTTGTTTAGAATGTGGCAATGTTCTTGACGACCCAACTGTAGCTTGCGATAAATGCGGTGCCACGCCTCATGTTGTAGTGCTGGGCAAACAATCGTACTTTCCTATTGGTGCTGTAACAGCAAATCTTGAAAAAAATGATTCAAGAGCATTTGATTATCGATTAGGTGAAGTTTGGGATCTAAAAAATGAAGTCACATCTGAATTCATAACCAGAATTGAGAAAAAATTTAGCCGAAAAAACAAATTTCATAACTTCCTAGACTCAGATCACAACCCTTCATCCATTCCTACGATCCTAAAAAAATACATTAATAAAAATAATGAATTCATTGATTTATCTAGAGCTATAATAGAGAAGCTTAAACATAATGCTAATAACGAATCGAGAGTTGCCCAACTTCAGGGGGGGAGCGTTGTTTTCATCCACTATAAGTCTACCGAACCAGAGGATTTGGGGAAACTTCTAATCGTAATGGTTGATAAACAAAGCGCCTATGACTTTGATTCGGATAAGTTGACCCCAACAAGATTAAATCCAATTAATACCGATGCCTTACGGCAGGCTGCGATGTTCGATTTAACTTTATTCGAAGCCAGTTATCCAGAAAACAAGGGTGACTCATATGTACATTTCTTGCAAGGTAAATCTAAAAGCGATTTTTTCAAAGACTCATTAGGTTGCCGACATGATTCGGACAATAAAAGAAGCATTCAGCAATTATTCAGTGCTATAGATATTTTTGCTAGTAAAAACTCACTCGGTCGTGTACTGCGTGATACTATTGACAATGAAGTTAAATCCTTACTGGAAAAAAAATCAAAAGATAAACACGGAAATAAGTCCGTTAAGATAGAGGATATTTCAAAAATAATTGACTCATGCCTGACTGATTCACACAAATGTAAGGGAACGTTTGTCGATTTTGTTAATCTTAATGGTTTCCAGATTGACCCTCAATTTGAACCAACTCCTAAAGCAGCTGAAAGCGCGCTTACAATTGAAGTGGCAGATAACGACAATAATTTTAAGTTGAAAATAATGCGTGGAGCTATTGGAGACGAAAAGTCAAATAAGCCTGTAATTCTCACTGACAACAAATGCGAAATTGTGATAAAATTGAGTCAGGCAAATTATGATGAACTCAAAAGATATAGAGACAGCTAATAATGACAATTGCTGATGACTTATCAAGATTAGCGCAGATTATTAACGGAGCCTCAAGCAGAGTTGAGGGCTACTACACTGTCATAAGTCTTGAAGAAAGCATTGTTATTGTAAATAGTTCTGAAATAATTAGACTGTTACAATCTATAGGTTATAAAAAGGCAACAACCTGCATCGAAAATAATGAAATTTGGCTAGATCGCCAAGCTTCATCTTGGGATGATGCTATAATTTATGAGAATGTTGAGTCTTTTTGGTCTAGAGTAAACACCCAAAACGCTCTTCCGAAAAATTATATCATCGGAACGCCGTTAATACTCCCTACTTCTAAGAATGAAAGCATCGAAAAAATCCATATTTTCTTTATGTGGAAAGATATCCTTTCATTAATTGCTGATCATCATAACAGTGACTGCTCTGTCTTATTTTTCACCAATGAAGACAAAAGTTATACAGTCGAACTCACGCATTTTTTACAATATAGCGAGATTAATCGCTTATCGAACTCGTCTCTTAAATATGAAATTATAAAGGAGCTTCTCGACACAATAAAAATCAATGATTTACACAAAAGCGAGCGCAAGCTCGTTATACGCTCAGCCATAAACGAAGTATTTAAAGCAAATGGTACGTTCAATTTCTTTGACTTGCTTAACTCTACTGAACTCGTCAGGAAAAAATATGATGAACTATATGAGATTTACACAAAGAGGTTTTCTGTAAATAAAATTCTTAACGAACTCGATGAGAAAAATCTTGAGTTCACGAGTAAAATTAACGAATTCATATCATCTAATCAGACAAAAGCATTGACTATTCCCGGTGCATTAATAGCAGCTGGTGGCTTAGTGAAGGCTAATGAAACAACCGAAGCAATATTGATTATCGCAGGACTTTGGATGATAAAAAAAGTCAATTACATTTCTATTGAGATATTCAATGAAACATTCGACAACTTACGTTCTCGAGTGGAGTCCGCTTTCGATAAGTATTTAAAGTTTGAAGAAAATAAAGAAATCAAAGATAATGCAGATAGTATTAAGAGTAGCATTACAGGTTTGATTGATAAAGCTAAAAAAAGGATGAGAACTGTTAAATATCTCGCATCAGCCATGTTTTATGGAGGCCTTATTTACGTTGGATATAAACAGTTCCCAGTCTTTTTTGAAAAATCGGCAGTAAATCTATTTTATTTTTTATGCCATACTATAAGCTAACATTGCTAAACAGCCGTCAACAAACCCCATTGCAGTTTGCAGTTCCTTCCTAATTGTGCCATCAGAGCATTTTCTCTTCTTCGCAATAGTGCGTAATGAGATACCGATAACAAAGTGGGCGATGATGAGCTCATATTCCTCTGGTTTATACCTTCTCAACCGAGCCACACAACTGTCTATCATGATGCCTTCGTCATCATCACACTGAATCCGTGACTTTTTGCCATGAGGTAAAAGTCCCTTGAAACCAGCCGCTATCTGCTGCCAGTCCACTCCGCTATTGTCTGAAGCAGCCCAAGCTCCCCAACGATCCATTACTTCATACATATCACGCATCAACTTTCTCCACAAAATCAGGCCAGCACACCAATTGCCAGCGCACGATCGATAAAACGAAATATCAACTCCAGCTGGGAGCCATACTTCTCTTCAAATGCCACGGTATCCGCATGCAGCTCGTCGTGATGCTTTCTGCACAAAGGCAACACAAAGAGATCATGCGCTTTTGTACCCATTCCCCCCTGACCGTGGCCTATCAGATGGTGGGGATCATCAGCAGGCTTTCCACAACATGCACACGGCTGCGTCTTAACCCAGCGCGTGTACTTTTCATTAACCCAGCGGCGACGTTTTGGGCGTAACATAAAAGACTCCGGCGACTCCGGATCCACTTTCAGCGCCAGCACCTTTTTAGCTTTATCCTGGATGATGCTGGTGGCAGGAACCGAAGGCACAAGGTCACTTTCCCGGGTGACAGATGGCACAACAGGCTTCGGTAATCTCAGTGCCTTACGGGCTGCACTTTCCGGTAAGGCATCCGCCAGATCATTACGAACCAGCCACCAGCACAGTTCCGGTATTGTCACAACGTGACTGTCATCAAAACCGAGATCCCGACGCACGACAGACAACACCCAGCGGGCACAGTTATCCGTTGCCATTGATTCCAGCCGTTCCGTGAACTGGTCACGCAGCTGGTTATCGCAGTGCCAGCACAGACGAATTGCTCCCGGAGCGTGCCGCATTGTGGTCATGTTCTCGCTGTGCCAGTTGGAATGAGGCCACTGACAGCCCTTTTCACGAAGTAACCAGCTTTCAAGACATTCCACGCCACCAGCACGACGGATCACTGCCTCATTGCGGAACACGGTCCGAACGGCAGGATCATCCGCCAGCGGTTGTGATGCCGCCGGAACGGCACCACTGGCGAAAGATGAATAACGTTCCGGCTCTGGCTCCAGCAGGACACGCCCCTGCATAAACAGGGGCATCAGCTCTGAACCTGGCCTGAACAATACGATCCCCATACGCGGGGCAATTTCAGGCGTCAGTAGTGCTCTCACGGTCACCTCAATGAACGGTATCGAGCAGCTTTAACAGCTCAGGGAATCGGGATTCGAAGAAATGCGGCTGCGTCTCGCGCGGATTTGCGGGACTGGTGATGTTCTTGCCGAACATGCAGCCTTTCGCCGTCAGCGACCAGAATTTTTTGATGTTGTTAATCGCGGTACGGCTGTATCGTTCGCGCTGCTCGACGATCCCCAGCTTCACCATCTGGTGATATGCCTGATTAGCTGTCAGGCGGATACCATACTGCTTCAGCAGTGCACTCAGTGACAGCGTGGGGCGGCTTGAGCCATCAGGCGCGTCAGCAGGAGCATCAATGGCATAGCGCGGTGCCAGATTCGGTAAGCCAACAGCCTCCTGGAGTTTCTGACAGGCACCAAGCACTGAAGAGTTAGACAGGTTTAATTCCCGGCGCATAAAGTCCAGCAGAATCACACCAGCCTGCATCTTGTCAGCAGCCTGTCCGGATAATTTTTCCGGTGCGCTGGTTACCATGTCGAAAGTACGGATCACCTTCAGATGGAATGACGGGCTGATCCACATTGCATAGGCATACACCAGTTCCTTACAGACATACGTTCCCCGTTCATTTCCCCCATGAATCACACTCACCGGGTCAACACCCAAATTCTGGGTGTTGGTCAATTCATGAACAAGCTCAACAGTTTGTTGGCTGGAAAGAAACTTTCCTGGCTCCTTGGTTCTGGCATTTGCACCAGATGCTACTGCTGCGCGATGCAGATCGTTCAGGCTGTAACGCCCATAAGCATCACGACGAACTTCAATACCATCAATGACCATCAGATTATTCATACTTCGTTTCTCCTCTTAATCAGGCGGCTGCACCCGCCGGTTTCTCATACTTACTGATAGTGATCTCGACCTTCCCTTTCGGGATAACCGGTCCCCACTCCACCAGCATTCTTTTCACCTGTCTGTCGTCTTCCCACACACCCGCATGGGTCAGGGCGTCAAACAGCGCCTTGTTATAGTTGTCCAGATCGCGGATCCGGTTATCCGGAGGAAACAACACGATCTCCACTGAAGCAGGTGCCGACGTTGGTTTTGGCAGACGACGTAACTGCTCAACTATTGCTGCACACGCCGCGCTCTGAAATTTTCGCCCCGCCGCGCTTATCAGGCTCTTACCAGCAAATGCCCCTTTGTTGGGGTGTCGCCAGTACGTGTTCACGCTGGGCGGGAAAGGCAGGATCAGCTTCATACTTTCAGGCCTCTCTCATGTAACCAGTGAGTTGCACGCAGCCTTGCGTTTTCCTCACCGGCAAGCAGTGAGCGGATAATCCCGACCGCCTCGCTGTCGTCGTCCTTCACCGCGGTATGAAGCGTGATCCCCCGGGCCACACCACGCTTTATCGTGATGACGCCTTTTTTCTCCAGTGCGCGAAGATGCTCCACCGCTGCATTCACCGAACGGTATCCCAGCATCGTTGCCACTTCCTGATTGGTTGGCGGGAAGCCACGTTCTTTCTGATAAGAAATCAGCATATCCAGCACCTGCTGCTGGCATTGAGTTAACTTCGTCATGCCGCCATCTCCCTGACCAGTTTTTCTGCCTGCAGGCGAACCTGCGCCAGAAAGGCCTCACCACATGCCTCAAGTTCATCGCGCCCGATGTAGCTGATTGCCGGTCCCTTCCAGGTCTTGTCGAAAACAGCAATAGCACCAGCGAAGAAAGCGCCTGTCGGCACCTGCTTCCCATCCTTCGGGATAAACCAGGCAGGCAGTTCAAAACCGATACGCCCGCGAATAAAAGCAATATGATCTGCATCTTCCGGCCACCACACTTCGCTGGTGGCAGCTTTGATCAGGAAAACATAGCGCCCGCCTTTATCACGCATGGCACTGGCATGCTTCATGATGTAACGCATGCCTGTGATATATTGCCCCTCATGCTGACTGGCGCGACTGTATGGGGGATTACCAAAGGCAGCACCTTTAAGCTCCGCAAGACGTTCTGACCAGTCATGCGCCAGCGCGTTGTCTTCCGCCGTGTAATACGCAGCACATTTGGCGTTATCACCGTCAGTGAACAGATCCAGAACAAACGGGCCAAACAGGGTGTTAATTCCCCAGAAAATGTTATCCGGCGTGCGCCACTGATCGCCCACTTCCTTCAGTTCATGGGCTGGTTTGTTCCGCAGTTCCACCAGCGCCTGGCAATATTTATTACTCATTAAGCCCCCACGTAATTCCCTGACAGATACCACTCTTCACCCGATGCAGCGCGCTTGCTGCTTTTCCGTAAGCACCGCTCACGACGCGCCAGAAAATTGTTTCGTTCTGGCTGGGAGTGGCTTTCACGGAATGCCGCCATCCACACGGTTGCAGCACGACGGTATAAGCCCCTGGACTCCAGTTCTTCAGCCTGGCGGGTCAGGCACAAAATCACCCGTGGATCGTTAGTGCCGACATAGAAATTGCGCACAGGTCTGGTTTCACGAACTGGTTGTGGTTCCGGCTCCTGCGCTCTCTCAGTCAGGCGCGGGAAATGTCTGCGTGTATCTCCTTCACAACGGTGAGCCACACGCCCACTCTGACGTAACTTGCTTGCTGACTGCAGAACGCGCTGCCGTGAGTAACCTGCAAAAGCATCCGCAATGTCTCCGGAAGTACACCCCGGATGGGCTTCAATGAATTTCTGAACGTCATTCAAAAGACTCATGATCACCCCCTGAATCCCGCCGGGATCTGGCTGTAGTCCACATTGTCGTAACTGGCTTTGAAGTACGGGTCTTCGCGTTTTTCTGTGTGCGTGCTGACGGACGGCGATAAGCGCAGGGAAAGCTCATCCCATTTTTCCCGCAACTTCGACGGGCTGAGCACGTTACGGCACCAGAACGGATCGCGGCTGACGCGGCTGTACATCTCGCAGATTTGTTTGTGAGTACGACCATCCTGCACACACATCAGGCGAATTTCGTTTGCCCAGGCTGTCCAGTTAGGTTCTTTGGGACGAACCACCTCGCCGTCACATTCGGCGGCCTGCTCGTACAGGGCGATGATTTTTTTCCAGAGCCACTGTGCGCAGGTCAAATCATCCTGCGTTCCCCACTGGCGCTTTTTAGGGCTGAATACAACCGCATCAGGATGGCGAGTTAAAAAATCCTGTTCATCCATCTGCGTGTCCGGTTGCGAAGCGTCCGGACGAGAAGGTTTTTTATCTGATGGATCATGTTTTGATTTTACTGACGGATCCCCGCCAGATTCTGACGGGTGAAAACCCGCTTTTTTGCCAGATTTCGACGCATCAAATTTTGACGGGTCAGATTTTGATGCGTCAGATTTTGACGGGTCAGAATCTGACAGTTGAGAAAATGCCGCTGCCTGAAGCTTCGCAACGTTAAGCTGATAAACATTCGACGCATTGCGGTTACCCTGGCGACGCGCCTTACGCGTTAACCAGCCTTCTGCTTCCAGCCGTGCGATAGCCGTTCTGACGGTACTCATCCCCGCGCCAATCTGGCGGGCAATGGTTTCAATCGATGGCCAGCACACACCTTCGTCATTACTGAAATCAGCCAGGCGGGCCATAATTGCCACGCTGGATAATTTCATGCCTGACGCTGCGCAACCATCCCATACATAGCCGGTTAATTTAGTGCTCATGACCGACCTCTATTTCCCTGAATTTACGACGAAACTGTTCGAGCGGACTGAAGCACTCATGCTCATAGCCTTCGCGGAGGTAGATAACCCGTTGTGTTTCCGGTTCCCAACGAATGACTCTGACGGGCACTCCGTAGTGATCTTTGAACCAGCGGTTAACTTGTCGCAAAGGACTGTCTCCTTCTGCCGGTTGAAATCCCCCACAGCCCACTCTGCAAAGCTGTGGGTTACAATTTCCCTGTCACCTGGTACATTCACTGCATAGCAATATTCCACCTTCGCTTTTCCACCCGGTACAGGAAGCGCAATCAGTTGCGAGCGACGGTAGTGTGTTGTTAAACTGTTCATGCGTTAGTTTCTCCACAACCAGAAGCAATCGACGCCACGACGCCCGGAGCTGCACACTCGCGGGCGTCATTACTTTCTGAAATGCAAAAGATTTTGTAGACAAGTGCTGCATGCTCCTGCAGCTTCGAAATTGAGAGATACAGCTCGTCGTTAATTGCTGTCTTCTCATGCGGTTCCACCACACCGTCTTCGATTGCTGAACGAATCTGTTTTGAATAACTACCGATCTGTTCAATGACTTCCAGCAGACGCTGGTTAATATCGGCGTTGTCCACATCCTCGACGTCAGGAAGAGACACAAAGACGCCATTTGCAGACTGCGCCACAGCGTCAGCAATGAAGTGAGTTCCACCAGCACGTTGCAAAATCATTGCCCATCCCAGCGGGAAAATCTGATCGCCATCGGCACGAAGGCGGTTAAATAATGCGTTCTCTGTTACATCCAGCCAGTCAGCTGCTTCAGCGTAACCACCCGGCAACTTTGCGATAGTTTTTCTGACAGCTTTCACGTACCACTCAGGCTGTTTTTCTACTTTCCAGTGATGCTTACCCACGGTTAGCCTCATCGTTCTGTGGTTTCTGTTAATCGATTTATCCATTAGATTTTTCATAAAGCTCAGGTTTAAATGGCAACCGTCCGCAAGTTCTATATGCAGCTTCTGCTGCACGTCCTTTTGGAATTAACTGGCCCGGACGGTTTCGCCACTGATAAACGGCTTCAGTTGTTATGCCGAAAAAAGCAGCAACTTTCTCAATACTGCCGAAGTAGCTTTCGATATCGTCAGTTGTCATACGTCCTCCAAACTAAGTTTTATTAGATGCTAATTACAAATCTATCTTTGGTCAATAAAAACTAAGATTACTTAGCAATTAAAGAAATGGTGCTCCTATGGAAACGGTTGGTCAGCGTATAAAAGCTCTGAGAAGAGTTACCAGAACGTCCCAGAAAGAATTGGGTAAATTTTGTGGAGTAAGCGACGTTGCTGTGGGGTACTGGGAGAAAGACATCAATACCCCTGGTGGGGAGGCACTTTCGAAATTAGCGAAGTTCTTCAATACGTCAATAGATTACATTCTTTATGGTGCTGAGTTTGAAGGCAAACTCGTCACAAACATGCGCAGAGTTCCTGTAATATCGTGGGTTCAGGCTGGGCAGTTTACTGAGTGCAGGGCAGCAGAAGTGTTTAGTGAAGTGGACAAGTGGGTAGATACATCATTAAAGGTTGGTGATAACTCATTTGCATTAGAGGTTAAAGGTGACTCCATGACTAACCCTAATGGCCTCCCAACAATACCAGAAGGCGCAACAGTGATTGTAGATCCAGATGCAGAACCTCGTCATGGAAAAATAGTCATCGCTCGACTTGATGGAACAAACGAAGCTACAGTAAAAAAATTAGTCATCGATGGCCCTCAAAAGTTTTTAGTGCCATTAAATCCTCGGTATCCCAACATCCCTATCAATGGTAATTGCCTTATCATTGGTGTAGTCAAAGGAGTTCAATACGAACTCTAAGACCTCTCTTCTCTAACTAAGGCACCGAACTAAGAAAAGTTTGGTGTTTTCTCTTGCCATAATAACTAAGTTAAGTTAGATTTTATATCAAAGATAACGAACAGGCAGGACGCCCACGAAGTAGCCGCCTGGGGCATATGAAGTCCAGGATGATTCGTTAGCAACAAAAAAGCGCCCTACAGGACGCTTAGCTCTTTAACAATCTGGATATCCACAACAGTAGTAATCTACAGATTGCCGTTAAGTTTTCTGGACAACTCCTCAATGGATGGAGGCGATACGTAATCCGGATTTTTATTCATCAGAAACTTATTTTCACAGTGGAGGCACCTGCTTTTATGAAAAAGCTCATCTTCGCTAACCGGGAATGGTTGAAGTATCGATACTATCTTTTGTCCAAAACATTTTGGGCAAAGATGCATGGTTATGCTGCCACCGTTCACGATTACCTCCTTCGAGTATACAAAAGTACCCGACTCAAGTTGGTTAAGGATATAGCCTTCCGTCTGAGCCTCAAAGTTTTCGAATTCTGCAATTTTAGCTTTGAGAGAAGCATTTATTTCTTGATAAGAGCCCACCAGTTCAACGAGAGACACGCATTCGCGCTGAATAGACGCAAGCTTTGAGTTCTGCTCACCAATAGCCGCATTTACTTCAGCTTGAGTTTTTGCCTCGTTCATTAGTTTTGCAATCTGGGCTGTTTCACGAATAGCCGTCATTGCTGCCGTTAATTCAGCGATCACATTGAATACTCTTATTGTTGTTGGGGATATCCAGATTAACCGAATCCTTGTTGTTGGGGAATAACCAGGTCCACCTCGCCTGATGTGGCTAAAAGCAGGCACATAACAGCTAAGTATTTTCAACCAGAGAGAATCCTTAGCGTTGTGGTGAATGCGGCTCAGCGCACGCGGGTTAAGGTTGAGGCTGACAGTCGACCTTCTGTGGATACCCACCCGCCTGGTGTGCAACCTTCGCCAGGCACCGGGAGGCACCCGGCACCACAACTTTATGCTGTGTGTAGTCCTGGCGGTACCAGCTTGTACCCTTGCTTCCGGCTGGTACCGTCCTTTTTACAAAACAGAGAAGAGCATCACCGGACGACGGGCTCATAACCCAATCCATCCGGGCGGCGGCCACCACAGGTGTTCTTCTCTGTTTTGTGGAGAAACTAATCGGCCTTGCAGGGTCGATATGATGAGGAGCAGCAAAATGGCTAGCGAACGCAGTACTGATGTGCAGGCATTTATCGGGGAGCTGGACGGCGGCGTATTTGAAACCAAAATCGGCGCAGTTCTCAGTGAAGTCGCTTCCGGTGTGATGAACACGAAAACCAAAGGTAAGGTCTCACTCAACCTGGAAATCGAACCGTTTGATGAGAACCGTGTGAAAATCAAACACAAACTCTCATATGTTCGCCCGACTAACCGCGGGAAAATTTCTGAAGAAGACACCACCGAAACGCCGATGTATGTCAATCGCGGTGGTCGCCTGACTATTCTGCAGGAAGACCAGGGACAATTACTGACTCTTGCCGGTGAACCTGACGGAAAACTCCGCGCAGCAGGTCATTAATATCGGTCTTAATTAACTGATTATTTATCTCATCACTGAATATCTTAATATAGTGAGGACTTATTATGTCTCAGAACTTAGACGCAACCGCAATTAATCAAATCCATGCCCTTATTTCTGCTCAGGGTGTTAATGAAATTATCAGTAAGATTGGTGCCGATGCTGTGGCATTGCCTGAGAATTTCCGCATTCATGATCTGGAAAAATTTAATTTAAATCGCTTCCGTTTCCGTGGTGCACTTTCCACTGCCAGCATCGATGATTTTACCCGTTATTCTAAAGATCTTGCAGATGAAGGCACCCGCTGCTTTATCGATGCCGATAATATGCGTGCCGTCAGTGTGCTTAACCTGGGTACTATTGATAAGCCAGGTCACGCAGATAACACTGCCACTCTCAAACTGAAAAAGACAGCACCGTTCTCTGCTCTGTTGTCTGTTAACGGCGAGCGTAACTCCCAGAAGTCACTGGCAGAATGGATCGAAGACTGGGCCGACTACCTTGTGGGCTTTGATGCTAATGGTGACGCCATTCAGGCAACAAAAGCGGCTGCGGCAGTCCGTAAAATCACGATTGAAGCAAACCAGACCGCTGATTTTGAAGATAATGACTTCAGCGGCAAACGCTCCCTGATGGAGTCTGTCGAAGCGAAGACCAAAGACATTATGCCAGTGGCATTTGAATTTAAATGCGTTCCGTTTGAAGGTCTGAAAGAACGTCCGTTTAAATTACGCCTCAGCATTATCACTGGCGATCGTCCTGTACTGGTTCTGCGCATTATTCAGCTGGAAGCGGTGCAGGAAGAAATGGCTAACGAATTTCGTGATCTGCTTGTTGAGAAATTCAAAGACAGCAAAGTAGAAACCTTTATTGGTACTTTCACCGCCTGATTTCATTACTGCAAATGCCCCTGCGGGGGCATTTATGGAAACGTAATTAACTCAATAATCACCGGATGGTGAGGGCTTCCTTTTACCAGAATTCAGCGCGGTGCAGTGCATATACGTGGAGAACAAAATGTCATTTATTAAAACTTTTTCCGGGAAGCATTTTTATTATGACAAGATAAATAAAGACGACATCGATATTAACGATATCGCGGTTTCCCTTTCAAATATCTGTCGCTTTGCCGGTCATCTTTCGCACTTCTACAGCGTCGCCCAACATGCGGTTCTTTGCAGCCAGCTGGTGCCGCAGGAATTTGCTTTTGAAGCGTTAATGCATGATGCAACAGAAGCGTATTGCCAGGACATTCCCGCACCACTGAAACGCCTTCTTCCTGACTATAAACGGATGGAAGAAAAAATAGACGCCGTAATCCGTGAGAAATACGGGTTACCCCCAGTTATGAGTACACCCGTGAAATATGCCGATCTCATCATGCTGGCAACCGAACGCCGCGATCTCGGGCTTGATGATGGCTCTTTCTGGCCTGTACTGGAAGGCATCCCGGCAACAGAGATGTTCAACGTGATTCCACTGGCACCGGGTCATGCCTACGGGATGTTTATGGAACGTTTTAACGATTTATCGGAGTTACGCAAATGCGCATGAATGTTTTCGAAATGGAAGGGTTTCTTCGCGGGAAATGTGTACCGCGAGATCTGAAAGTGAACGAAACAAATGCTGAGTACCTGGTACGTAAATTCGACTCGCTTGAAGCTAAATGTGCGGCACTGGAAAACAAAATAATACCAGTGTCAGCTGAACTGCCACCAGCAAATGAAAGTGTTCTGTTATTTGATGCTAATGGAGAAGGCTGGCTGATTGGCTGGCGTTCTCTCTGGTACACCTGGGGACAAAAAGAAACCGGAGAATGGCAGTGGATATTTCAGGTCGGGGACCTTGAAAACGTCAATATCACTCACTGGGCAGTAATGCCAAAAGCACCGGAGGCTGGAGCATAATGACCACATTTACCAATAAAGAACTGATTAAAGAAATCAAAGAACGAATCAGCAGCCTAGAGGTTCGAGACGATATTGAGCGCCGTGCTTATGAAATCGCACTCGTATCTCTGGAAGTAGAGCCAGATGAACGCGAAGCCTATGAATTATTCATGGAAAAGCGTTTCGGTGACTTAGTAGATCGTCGGAGAGCAAAAAACGGCGATAACGAATACATGGCATGGGATATGACTCTCGGTTGGATCGTCTGGCAGCAACGAGCTGGTATCCATTTTTCAACAATGACACAGCAAGAGGTGAAATAATGGAGCCATACAGCCTCACACTCGATGAGGCCTGTCAGTTTCTTAAGATATCCAGACCAACCGCCACCAACTGGATACGAACAGGCCGCCTACAGGCAACACGTAAAGATCCAACCAAGCCAAAATCTCCTTACCTCACAACACGGCAAGCTTGCATTGCGGCGCTTCAGTCTCCGCTGCATACTGTCCAGGTGAGCGCGGGTGATGGCATAACAGAGGAAAGAAAATGTCACTCTTCCGCAGAAATGAAATATGGTATGCCTCGTATTCGCTCCCGGGCGGGAAACGAATTAAGGAATCTCTTGGCACAAAGGACAAGCGGCAAGCTCAGGAGTTGCACGACAAGCGAAAAGCAGAACTCTGGCGAGTAGAAAAGCTAGGGGATTTACCTGATGTCACTTTTGAAGAGGCCTGCCTAAGATGGCTTGAAGAAAAAGCTGATAAAAAATCTCTCGATTCAGATAAAAGCCGGATTGAGTTCTGGCTTGAACATTTTGAGGGTATAAGGCTTAAAGATATCTCGGAGGCAAAGATTTACTCTGCTGTAAGCAGAATGCATAACAGAAAGACGAAAGAAATATGGAAACAGAAAGTTCAGGCCGCCATCAGGAAAGGTAAAGAACCGCCTGTTTATGAACCAAAGCCAGTATCAACTCAGACAAAGGCAAAGCATCTTGCCATGATAAAGGCCATTCTCCGTGCTGCAGAACGCGACTGGAAGTGGCTGGAAAAAGCGCCTGTCATCAAGATACCAGCGGTCAGAAACAAGCGCGTCAGATGGCTGGAAAAGGAGGAAGCAAAACGCCTTATTGATGAGTGCCCCGAACCACTGAAATCTGTCGTCAAGTTTGCGCTGGCAACTGGTCTGAGAAAGTCGAACATCATAAATCTGGAATGGCAACAAATCGACATGCAGCGACGAGTTGCCTGGGTGAACCCAGAAGAGAGCAAATCAAACCGCGCCATTGGTGTGGCGCTGAACGATACCGCCTGTAAAGTGTTGCGTGATCAAATAGGCAAGCATCACAAATGGGTGTTTGTACATACCAAGGCGGCTAAGCGAGCAGATGGAACATCAACGCCTGCGGTCAGGAAGATGCGCATCGACAGCAAGACATCATGGCTATCAGCTTGTCGTCGTGCAGGAATTGAAGATTTCCGTTTCCATGACCTCAGACACACCTGGGCAAGCTGGCTGATCCAGTCAGGCGTCCCATTATCTGTGCTTCAGGAAATGGGCGGATGGGAGTCCATAGAAATGGTTCGTAGGTATGCTCACCTTGCGCCTAATCATTTGACAGAGCATGCAAGGAAAATAGACGACATTTTTGGTGATAATGTCCCAAATATGTCCCACTGTGGAATTATGGAGGATATAAAGAAGGCGTAA